TAGAAAGATTCGTGAATAATATAGGCCGATGTGGTCTGCGCGTCCAAGACTTTCAATACATCACGACGAAACGCAGTATATTCTAGTAAATTATAACCAAGCATTAAAACATCATAAGGAATATTTTCTGCAAAAAACCTCCCAACTTCCCTCTCTAAAACTTCCTTTGGCACGATGAACTGAAAATCGTCTTCTAGAATGAGTATATTCTTATACTTATTCTTTTTGGCAAGTTCTAAAACAGCCAAGTGACTTTGTAGGCATCCTACAAGACCGTTGGCATTCTGTATAGCAGGAAAGCGCTCGGCTTTTATTCCCATTCGCGCCAACTCTTTCTCCATTTTAAACTTGCGATCCGTACGATAGTCCAAGTTTATATAGACAACAGCAGCAATCTGTTCCATAAATTCCTTTTCTTCTTAGATGTTTAGATGGTGGAAGATCACCTAACAAAATTCCCCCCAGAAATTTACCAAGGCCTTGCCTTGCCAAAAACAGCCTATCCCATCAAAAAGAATGTTAAAGAAGTTATCGTGAAACCGAAGATATCTGATGAAGAAATTAAGGCCAAAGAAGGACAGTACTTTGATGAGGATAGCGTTGACACCATTTACGATGAAGATGTGGATGTCTATGTAGAAACACCCCAAGGCAAAAAACTTCTGGCGAAACTTCGCAAACAAGTGATTGAACCTGATATAATCAAAACAGGATGGGAAGGATTCTGGATTACGGCAGCGCCTTCTCGTAATCGTGGGGCTGCCGCTGGACCCATCGATGTCAAAGGAAAGTACTGGTCTGGAAAGAATCCCACAGAAATTAAAGGATGGTCGGCCAAGTACAAGTTGAACGGGAAAAAGACAAGTCTTATGCGTGTGAATAATAACGTCTTTAGTTCAGTTCTCGGATACTTTGACGCCACACCCTTCATGAAACTCCCTTGCCGTCTCACATCGTATACCATGCGCTACTGGAAGTATTATAAACATGGCCTCCCCTTCATCCACGCAATCGACGATTGTTTCAAGACTTTGGTTCCCGATAGATACGCACAACAACGCAAAGCAGCAGAACAGAAACCCCTCTTACACATACACGGTACAGCTTTCTCATCCATCACGATCAATCGCAACTTTCGCACCGCTCTTCACCGAGATGCTGGAGACTTTCGTGAAGGATATGGTAATTTGTCCGTCATAGAACGTGGGAGTTACCACGGAGGTTATACACTCTTTCCTCAGTTCAAAGTCGGATTTAATGTGAGGACAGGCGATTTCTTAGCGATGGATGTGCACGAATGGCACGCAAATACAAAATTATATGAAACAGAAGAAGACAAGAAAGCCAATAAGACCCTGCCAAGAATTCATAAAGATGATGTGGAGACTGGGACTCTTGGTTCAGAACAGCCCTTTAGTCGTGTGAGTTTCGTCTGCTACTTGCGCGAAAAACTTCGTGCTTGTAAAAATTCGGAAACACGCAAGCATTTTAGAAAGATAGGATTTAATCCTGTGAAAATGACGTTGCGCAAAAAGAAGACTCAAGTATCAGAAGAATGAGTGTTGTAGGTTCAAATGCAAGAGATCAAACAATCTCTTCCATTTTAAATTCTGTCAAAATCACCGGCACAGCCATTAAAAACACCGGCGTTGCTGTCAAGAACTCTGCTGTGAAAACATATACTCAAGTCTCGGAAACCGTTGCAGAATCCGCAACACCTGAAGCAGGGTCCTATTTCTTAAAAGTCCTCTTCTTTATTTTCATGTACGGTTTCATCATTTTCCTAGTTCTTGTTGTGGTCCATTTCACAATCCGCCCCATTTTCTCATTCTCCCCTGGAGCCCCAGGAATCATCAGCATCCCTGGAAATTCAACAGATATCATTTACTGGAATAAAAAAGTACAACCTGCTCCTTCTTCTATGATCCCTATGCCAAACGACGGTTTAGCGGCCTACGACTTTGTGAATAATTTCACCTTCTCGGTCGATTTGTTTGTTGGGAATCTTACCAATACAGGCTCAACAACACGCCTCATTCTGTACAAGACATTCCAACCTACAGCCAACGCACCCCCTCTAGCACCAGCACCAGCACCAGTTGATTCTATCGACAATTTCATATCTTACATGAGTCAAAATTCTTCTATGATCATGTATTTAACCGATACGAACGATTTGACGGTCACCTTCTTTTCTGGAGTGAATGCTACGAACTACAGTTGCCCTTATATTCAAAACGTTCCTTTATTCACTCCGTTTCGTATTACGGTTGTAGTTGAAGATTCTTTGTTTAGTGTGTACCTGAATGGAAAACAAACGTTTCAACGCATAACCCCATCCAAGATTTCTGTGAATTCTTCAATTCCTAATAATTCCAGCCAACAAGTCTTCTTCTCTGCTCCTGGATGGGCAAATCAACCTACACAGACAATTTTCCTACAAAATATGCATTTATGGAATCGCGCGATCACATATTCAGAAGTTGCGAATGCTTCTCCTGCCCTAGCGCTAGCATCAGAGTTTAATCTTCCTCCTACACTTTCTTCTAAAGGAGGCACATGTAATTCGTAGTAAGAGCTAGAGAGAATGGAGGTAAGCACAATTGTAAAATTTATACTTTTTGTACTTGTTGTACTGATTGTTGTGCAAGTTGTGCTCTACTTTGTAAAAGTCTCCAAGAATCCCTATCAAGGACAAAAGGCTCTGTACAACTTATCCGTACCGAATCAAATTGTCTTAGGAAGTACGGACTTTGCTTGGAGTGATTCTCCCTGTACTATACGATTTGGCATTCTTATTAAAAATGCTCCTAGATCTGTGTCAAAGGTTGATTGTATTGAAGATACGGTGCCTACATCATCCTTCGCCCCGAACTGCACAGATTACAGATATAAGAGATGTGCGTGTACTGGAACAAACTGTGGCAACTGTTCTCTAGATTCTAGCGCATCAGGATATCTTACAAATCTCGTGAGTGTGGGAGACTATATGCAATTTTGGGCATCAGGATACACGAGTCAGAATGATAAACCGTATGTTCCGGCAATCCTCAAAGTACGGACTGGAAAAGATGGTTCTCAGCACTTTATGGAAAGCATTTCACTCCCGGCGATTCCTTTACAGAAATGGACGATTGTTACGATTGTGAAAGAGGGGCGCAGATTTGATGTTTATTACGGAGGAAAGCTGCAGACTAGCAAACTTACCGATTATGTACCAATTCCGCCAGATTCTGTATTGAATTGGTCTGCTGTTCCTAACGGAGCCACAGGGTGGAATGGAGAGATCGGATTTTTCATGGGATATAACAAGGCGTATTATTCCGATGATGTCTTGAATGATATGCAGTCTCTTCTGAATACACGCGGAATCCCTTTTTATGTAGAAAATCCTCCTTTGAGTGTTTCTCTGCCTCAGGGGTGCTTGTTTGGGAACTGTCAAGCACTTCCTTCTGTGGGTCCTCCACCCAAGTCTCCCTTTACAACTTGGTCAAGTACAGTTTCTTGAAGTCCGCCCATTAATTGTATTCGCTTTTTACAGAATGACAGGGAGAATGAGTTCAAGAGTAAGTGCGAATAGACTTTCTCCTATGCGTGGTGGTGCGTCTACAGAATCGTTCGCTGGAATCTTAGTCGTCATCCTGGTCATAATTGCCTTATATTATCTGTACCGCTGGATAACTGGCACAAGCACAAATATTGTCTCGGTTCCTCTTCTTACAACAACGGCATCTATGACGCTCACGGCGACTGACACGACATCAGGCTCAGGACTTGACGCGGTTAGTATGGTGGGGTTGAAAGGAGTTCAAGATGGTGGCGCTTACAGCGTGAATATGTGGGTGTATATCACGGACACGAAGGGTTTATTATCCCCTGGTACGGCAACACCTCTAGCACACTTGATGGAGATCAGTAGTAATCGTTTTTCCAAGACAACTCCTGGAAAGACTTTGGTCTTTATTGGTCTAAATCCGGTGAATGCGGCTCTGGTGGTCCGCCAAAGCACCATGGATCCGAAGGAGTCGATTGACAATTCTTTGACGGCCCCGAACGCGACTGGTGCCTATCCTCTCAACGACTTGATCGCAAACTACAACACAGGAACTCGTTACAAGAGTAATGATCGCTGCGATATCATCAACGGGATTGAGTACCAGCGGTGGGTAATGATTAGCGCGGTAGCGAACAACAGAACTCTTGATATTTATGTTGACGGAAAACTTGCCCGGTCCTGTATCTATTCTTCTGGGAATGGCCTGGGTTCTTCTGACGGAACTGCACAAGCTTACTTCGGTTTGGATAACAAAAAGGGACTGAAGGGATACTTTGGAGTCAGCAACTTCTACAACTATTCGCTAACTCCTGATGCTGTCTGGAGAGCCTACCAGGATGGACCCACAGGCCCGTTCAACATAACGAAGTGGGTTACTGCGCTGTTTAGCACAGCTAGTTTGAACGTGAATGGCCAAAATCTCAATCAACTAAATCCCTGTACGGCCTGCCAATAAAGTTCATGCAGATTCTTCATTTTTGAACTTACTTGTAGAATGGACGTGAATAGCACAGGAGTTTTTCCTCAAATAATGACGGGTCTTGGTATCGCAATCGTCATTTTCGTAATCTATCTTTTTCTTGAAAAAATGTATGCAGCTTACCTGGGTTATAGCACATCGCGTGTAGCAATCGTTGATAGCACATGCCCTTCCGGTGATCCTCGGTACTTCCGTCAAGATCCTACCAATCGTGCAAATACTGCCATCCTTACGTTATCAGATAATCAGCTGACCGGCATAGAATTCTCTTACACAACTTTCATCTATGTTTCTCCTAATACTGATGATGGCACGAATGGATGGAAGGCGGTCTTCTACAAGGGATACGAAAACAGCCCGATGCCTCTGGTAGCTCCTGGGGTATTCGTGAGTGGAACGAATACTGCAAACAAATCCCCTACTCTTCGCGTAGTGATGAATACTTATGATTCTTGGTTCAACGTTATTGACATCGAGCAGATACCATTCAACAAGTGGTTCCATCTTTCCATCATTCTGCGTGCGAACAATATCGAACTCTACGTGAACGGCAATATGTCCAACAGAGGCAGCTTCAACGGAACTCTGCCCTACCAGAACTACCAGACTCTTACTGTCTTCCCCAAGGTTCTGACAGATGTGACCCTCTTTGATAATACGAACAATCAATACACGAGCATGGGCATTCCTCCTGGTGAAAACATGACGGTAACTGGGCCGTTCTCAGGATATGTAAGCAATCTCTACTACTTCTCATATGCTCTGAGTTATTCTGAGATTCAGGCGATGATGAACATGGGCCCTAGCACAGCAACGTGTGCTTCTGCTCAGAACATGGACCCAGCTTATTTGATTGACAGCTGGTGGACGCAATCAAGAGGGTAATAAGGCCTAAGACCTAATCCAAGCAAACAGAAGAATGCCTGGTGGAGGACTCGTAAGTCTTGTAGCGTATGGCGCACAAAATGTGATCTTATCGGGAAACCCCGATATGACCTATTTTTATAAGATGTTTAAGAAATACACTCATTTCTCGCTGGAAACCACGACGAAGTTGATGGACGGGCCTACAGACTATCCGTACGACCAAAGTATTCAACTACGGGCACGCGTGGATCGTGTGGGAGATTTGCTGTCCGATATGTATTTCTCTTTTGACATTCCCGCCATATACAGCAAGTATCAAACCACCGATCCTGAAAATGGCCCTATAACACAACAACAGTTCCAGTGGGTCCGTTATCTTGGCGCAGCCGCCATACAATCCGTCTACATTACATCAGGTCCCAACAAGATTCAAGAATTTACCGGCGAGTACTTGATGACAAAGGCTCTGATTGACTATCCAAAAGACAAGTTTGAGAAATGGCAGCAATTAGTTGGAGACGTCCCCGAACTCTATGATCCCGCAAATGGAATCTACGGAAATCCGACAGCAACGGGTGGAGAATATCCGAATGTCGTGCAAGACTACACCAATTCTTCTCAAAATAATACACCTTCTATACCAGCCACAACCATCTATGTACCAATCCCCTTCTGGTTCACAGAAGAAGGACAAGCACTCCCCCTTGTTGCCCTCCAATACTACACCATCGACGTGACAATCAATCTTACACCCTCTCAACAACTCTATACCATCATGGACGCGTCAGGATTCCGTATGGCTCCTGGATATCGTGTTCTTACACCCAAACACAATATTCAAACAAATATACCCGAATTTATCTCGATAGATTCTACTTCTAATCAAATACGGAACTTCTTCACCGATGTAAATTCTACAGTACCTCCTCTCAATAACTGGGCATGTAATCCGACACTCCATACCACATATGTATTCTTGCCTGAAAAAGAAAGAAATCTTTTCGCATCAACACCTCTCATGTATCTTGCGAGGCAAGTGACTCTTGTCAGTTTTCCAGAGATTGTCAGTAATAGCCTATTATACTTGGATATTCACAATCCAATCACCCGAATCATCACAGTTCCTCGCAGATCTGATGTTCTTTTGTACAGAAATATCGCAACGAACTTTACAAATTGGTGGAATTGGCCAGAACGCCCGAAAATTCCTACCACTTATCCCGATAATAGCAGTTATCTTGAACTAGAATCTGCCACAGGACTTGTTGTTCCTGCAGGACAAGTTGATATTCTCCAAGCACTAAGAATTCTGGCAGATGGGAATGAAATCCAAGAACTCAAACCAACCTCCTTTTACACAAACCTCACACCGTGGAAATACTTGTCTGGCGGAGCAAATCGTAGACTTCCCATCTATTCGTTTGAACTCCATAGCCCCACCTCACAGCCAGCAGGATCCATCAATAGCAGCAGAATTCGTAGACTTCAAATGGACTTACAAGTCTATCCTCTACCCCCGAATTCTTCCTATATTTACAGCATAAACTTCTATGTTGAAAATATAAACTTCTTCATCGTGGAATCAGGTATGGGTGATATCAAGTATGCTCTTTAGACTATAGGCTCTTTGTTTTTCTTAATCTTCCTTGTCTGCCTACGACCTTTGGCTGCAGGTTCTAATTTTCTTAGCTTCATAAGTATTTCTCCTGGCCTGCGAGGATTTAACCGCAGATACTCGGGGTACTTTGACATAAGGTATTGAATACTCTTTTTATTTTCTTGTAATCTTTTTTCATTAGGAGTATTTAATCCCCCTTTCGCACCAAGTTTTGTCTTACAAGCAATATCATTAAACCGTATTACTCCTCCATCTTGTTTTGAATAGAATAAACATCTTTCATAGTCGTCTTTCCATACAAGATGATGCTTGAATTTTTTGTCACTAATAAAACCCCACATATGACCTATAAGAAACTTTGGATCTGTGGAAACCGTATCTTTCATAAAGAAAGCGTTGGCAATCGGCGCAACTCCCCATAAATGATAGTTGTGCTTGATACATTCAGCAAATCCTTTCTTTATGAGATCTTTGAGTGAGGGTAAAGGAACTAACTTGGAACCTGAGAGTTTCAGAATGCCCGACACATCATCATCAAAGGATACAAACTTTTTTCCTAGTGGAAAATAATCATAGATAAAATTGCGAACTTCTCTGAGACCAGGAACTCCTACGATCAAATGCCCATACAAATCTTTGGGAATACCTTCAGCGTAGAGAGTTTTCTGTTCTTCATTTGCAACAAATACATAAATTCGGGAACGATCTATTTTATAATGTTTGAGTGTAGCCAGAGTTTTTTCTTGAACCTCTTTTACACGATTGTAAGACGGAATTGCAACGACCCAATCATCCGTCATCTCTAGTATTACTAGAGAAATTCTTACCTTTCGCACATTCAGAATGGCAGAGGCTCTTATACAAGCTGTCTTACCGACAAAACCGAGTACAGATGAAATTAATAAAGCAGCACCCCTCCGTACACAAGTTCGCTCAGCTGTTCTGAAACGATATCAACTCTTTCAAGATGAGTCTCCTATTTATACAAAAGCCGGTCTGACGTACTGGGATCTTCGTCCTATGAAAAGTTTTCTTGAAGCAGAAGTTGCGTGGTGGAACGCAAATATTGAACTCACAATCCAACAAATCAATACACGAAAGATTTCCTATGTAGAAACTCTTGCAAGTCTCAATAAAGATCTGGAGAATGTTTTAAAAACCAAGCTTTCTGCTATGAAAAAAGAGAAATCTGATGAGATTATCACTAATCTAAGAGAAGTTATTGGAAAAAACTCGGCAGAAGGTTTTGATGATGTATCTTCTGCACCACCTGCTTCTGATTCTTCTTCTGCATCACCTTCTCCTTCTCCTTCTCCCTCACCATCATCATCTATTATCGACTTAACAGGTGCTACATCTACTGTAAATCTTGCCAACATTCAAACAGCAGTTGTAAGTAGCCCTAAAGAAATAAAAGCCACAACCGTCCCTAAAGAAAGAACATGGGGAGATGATATAAACTCTGCAGCAAAATATGCCATAGGTTATGCATCAACAATACTTTATCTCGTGATCGCCTTACGTTTTGCTTCTTTTGCCGCAAATGATCTTTTATATAAACCTCTTCCGTATCGCGCGATTGCTTTTGTATACTGTTTTATTTTCATGCCTCTGCTTTTTCCTTACTATTTGTATCGCGAATTTCAACACTGGTTCTTCCCTGAGATAGATGCTCCTCACTTTGAATCTATATTTCCTGTCATACCCTATGAACCTGGAGGCCCAACAAGTTTGGATCAAAAAATTTACGGATATGGAAATACTCCTAAAATAAACCTGTGGATGGATAAAATGAGACAAGAACAAACCGCAAATCGCCTATCAGCTATAGCAAACACCTCCAAAGTTTTACAGGCTTTGGTGTCGGCTAAAGAAAATCCGTAAATTATAAATTAGTATGCAACCCTTCGTTTCCGTAGTAACACCTACATACAATCGTCGTAAATTTATTCCTTCTTTGATTGCATGTTATAACTCACAAATCTATCCTAAAAACCGAATGGAATGGATCATTCTTGATGATGGAACTGATCTAGTAAAAGACTTGTTTCAAGAAGCCGCAAAAACCATTCCCAATCTTCGCTATTATCGCAACATGGATCGTCTGCTGATTGGAGCAAAACGTAATATTCTTAACGATTTGGCGATAGGTGAGATTATTGTTGCTATGGACGATGACGACTTCTATGTTCCTGAACGTGTGAGCCATGTGGTTGAAAAGTTTGAAAAACATAATCCAGCGATTGAACTTGCCGGCTCTTCCGAAATCTTCATGTACTACACAGATAATAAAAAGATCTACAGACTTGGCCCTTTTAACGAAAATCATGCAACAAACGGAACGATGGCATGGAAGAAAACATATTCTGATTCTCACAAATATGATGAAACCGTAACGCACGCGGAAGAAAAATCATTCCTTAATTCGTACAAACATCCCATGATTCAACTCGATCCATTCAAAGTCATGTTGGTCATCAGTCATAGTGAGAATACTTATGATAAAAGAAAACTCCGTGAAAATCCGAGTCCTTTTATTAAAGAAACCGATATGAAATTGGGAGCATTTATAAAGTCAAAACCTCTAAGAGATTTTTTTGCTACCGCATAAACATCTAGCCGAACAACAAGTTATAAGAACTTTCTGGAATGAACCCTTACAAATGTATTGTAAAACATTTGGAAGTTTTCCAACAAACTTTCACCAACTCTCTTACACAAGATTCGCCTCTTGCTCCCCAACCTATACACATTAAACCACCTTTGCGAATACACCAACTCGCTGCCCTAGAAGCCATGCGGCAAAAAGAACTTTCTTTACAAATAGGATTCAAGTATCTTCCTTCATCTGAAGAAGTTCTATTTAGTAGATTCGCAATCTTGGGAGATAGTGTAGGCGTTGGCAAGACTCTCATGTGCCTAGGACACATAAGTCAAATGTCAACACACCCTCTAACACAAAACCAAGTACCTTTGAGCAACTTGAATCCAGAAAGCACTTTCTCCTGTTTCTCAATATCACCTACGTTAGCAACACCTCAAGAAAATCTCTATGATTCTCTTATCGTGGTCCCCCATACCATTTATCGTCAATGGCAAGAATGTATTACAACACAGACAACTTTAAAGACACATTTGTTAAAAACTTTTAGAGACTTGGATAAAGATTCACTCATAACAAATTTAAGAAGCTCACATGTCACACTTATTAGTAATACACTCTTTCCAAATTTCATGAATACTCTTCGTTTGAAAGAAGTCCAGCCCACATGGCGACGCATCTTCTACGATGAAGCCGATAGTATAAAAATTCCTTCTACTTGCAAGTTCCCCAAAGCATTCATGACATGGTACATATCGGCTACATATAAGAATCTACTGTTTCCAAATTTTCCGTATCATTCGCACATGCTTCGTTTAATTCCTGAAGAATTTATTCAGAGTTTGGCGCCAGAGTTACAAGAGAGTGTAAATAACTTTATGATTCAACATCCGAGTGTTACTTTTTATAAGACTCTTTCTATCGGATTTTTCAAAGATCATTTATTATGCACACATTCTTTACGAGGACACTTGGTTATTCGTAGTTCTCAGGAGTTTCTAAATTATTCTATACAACTTCCTGAATTACATCAGCAAATTATACGATGCCAGCTTCCTCGTTCATACAGAATATTGGATTCAAGTATACCTCCAGAAACAGAAACTTTATTACACGCTGGAGATATTCAAGGAGCGTTTCAGAGTCTAGGAATATCGACTCATACACATCTAACAATCGTTGAAGCCGTTACAGAATATAGAAAGAAAGAATTGCAACGTTTGCAAAGAGTTTTGGAATTTAAGCGACAGGAGGAATATTCTTCTCCTCAAGCCAAGGAACAAGCCATTCAGAATCTGGAAAAGAAAATCCAGAATTCTACTCAACAAATCCAAGGTATCCAAGCAAGAATTCTAGAAGCTTCCAAAGATTCTTGTGGAATTTGTTTTGATGAACCTACAAATACTGTGATAACTCCTTGCTGTACGAAACTCTTTTGTGGAAATTGTATGCTTACTTGGTTTCGTCTCCGATCTGTGTGTCCCATGTGTCGTAGTGAGATTGAACCAGGTAATCTGACAAGTCTAGGAACTTCTGCTAATATTATTCCGATTCCTGTCATTCCTCAGAAAATGGATGCTCTCCTACAAATCTTACAAGAAAATCCTACAGGAAGATTCTTAATCTTCAGCCGCTTTGATTCTCCTCTACAAACCATCCAAGAACAAGTCAGAGCAGAATACCCCTCTGACACACTCCAAGGAAATAAAGATACTATCGCCAAAACTCTCTCCGAATTTGAAAAAGGAAATATACGCATTCTCTTATTAAACAGTCAAATTGCCGCTGCAGGTTTGAATATTCCGACAGCAACCCATTTAATCTTAATGCATAAGATGGGAACTGAAGAAGAAAAACAGATTCTAGGCCGTGCTTATCGTCTTGGTAGGACAAAACCCCTACACTTTATTAAACTTTTACATACACGAGAATAAAGAAATATTTATACTATAGAATGGATAATTTCACAAAGTTATTTTGGATCAGTTCATTACTTTTCTTTGTTTTATCATTCTATTTAGTATGTTGTACGAAAAGAACTAATATATTTTATGCGCAGATTGCTGCAGGCTGTGGTATGTTTATAACGAGTAAGATTGGACGTAATTTTTTGGGATTAGAATAAAATTAAATATGATCTTCTAGAAATGTATAGTCCTGCAAAATACTTTGCAGGCCTATCCAAGAAAAAGAGAGAAACGCGTAAAAAAGAGATTCGTCGTTTTGGGAAAAAGTCGCACACGGATCCTTCGGCTTATGTTGGATTCAAAACGGATAAGCGAGCAAAGACAAAAACTTCTAAGTATACGAAGACGTTTAAGAAAAAGTTCCCGAATGCCAAGAGTTTGGCAGAAAAGTCTAAGGCTACGGGAGTTCCTCTGGGAGCTTTACAGCAGTGTTATAATCGTGGGCTAGCTGCCTGGCGTACAGGCCACAGACCCGGCGCCACACAACAACAGTGGGGATATGCTCGTGTTAATAGTCTCCTAACATGCGGAAAGACATATCACACAGCTGACTCAGACATCGTAGCAAAATATAAGAAATCATCAGCAAAAGCTAGGAAGTGGTGGTCAAGATGCAGAAGTTGATATAGTTGAAGGCGATGGCATAAGAATCATACTATCGACTTTCTTTTTCTTATCTTGTTTCTTACCGAGAGTTCCGTTGGCGGTTTCTACATTCGCCATCATCATTAACGCCATGGGTGTAAGACGAATAGAAATTCCTTGTGAATCGGCAATTTCACACAAGAGTTTCCAAGCATTAAACAAGGCGGATTGCTTTGTCAAGACAGGAGTGTAACGAATAGAAGTCAGAGGAGGTTCTTCTTTTGTCCACGGAACTTCTTGACTCAGAAACAAATTTACCGTATTTAACTTGACATCTTGACTGAGGGCTAGTAAACGCCAAGTTTGATAGAAGAAAGCCCAGTAATCTGCATAGTCAGATTCTTGAATACAGCGAAAGAGTTTCAAGTACAAGTTCCAAGCTTCTCTTGTATTCCCTTTTACACCTTCTAAGCGATCAGGAAGATTCTCGGCGATGACAAGACCTGCGAGATTACTATCATTATTCTCCATCTCCAGAGTCAAATACGGATCCATTTGTGAATACAGACACCATTTAGCAAGAGGCACAACACCTTCAGGAATTTCTACATGATCTTCATCAAATCTAGGAGTATCACAAGAGTTTGTGTACTCTCCTCGTAAAAGAGGACGCAAGTCTCCACCACTATGCATTTTCCACTGCTGCGGAACTTGGAAACCAATCAGAGAAGCTACCTGGTTTTCATCAGCCATACCCACTTTGAATGTCAAACAATAACGAGAAATCATTTGTAAGATTCTTTGATGAATTGTATTACTAATAAAAATAACAGGAATACCAGGACTTGTGGCTTTCCATTCACGTAAATACGTTAGCAAACTCTGTAACCCTCCTTTTTCACCACTACTGAGACCGTCGATCTCATCTAAGATAACACCGAGACCTCCTTGCACACCTTTTTCCATCATATTAATTACTCCACCGCGTTGTAAAAGCGGTAGAATAATTTTGCGAAAACAGGCACCTGAGCGAGTGTGCGATGCATTAAATTCACTAATACGCATATTCCTTTCTTGCATCACGCGATATGCGAGCGTAGTCTTACCCACGCCAGGTGGACCTACTAGGAAGACTGCTGGGGTAGTGCGATTATCAAACCATTGGAGAATAGCATTTTCAACGGTTGGATGTAGGCAAAGAGACATTCTTTTTAAGAGCATATGAATAAGCTTAAGGCAGGGGCGCATTCTGAACTTTCATGGCGGCACCATCCCACACACCTTCCCAGCGCAAATATTTTCCGTATTGATCATTTGTAAGAACGGTGGGATTGTTTTGCAGGAGGAACAAGAAAGGCCAACGAGCACCGCCTGTATCTCCAGCAAGATTGGGAGGAGCTGTGGCACTCGCATTCTTTATCAAGAAAGCTGATTGGCCACTCAGGCCATTTATATTGAGATTGGCAGTAAGACCCGCTCCATTATATGTTTGCATATTGTACGTATTCTTGTCATCGTAGCAATATACGTTGCCGGTGGAGTCTGTCCAAAGAACTGTGAAATCAGGACACATATTTATAATCGGAGGTTTCCAGCCAGGCATGGTTGTACCAGCAGAATTACAGCTATTCGGATCCTTGGCAGTAGCGGGGGTAGGCGAGGGTCCGTACCAACGAAGACCAAAAAACGTATAGACCGCCAATAAGAGGACTGTCACTACAACTGCCGCAACGTTCTGTCCCTTGTTCGCAAAGAATCCCGCAAAAGAAACGATAGTTCCTATCGCAATTAAGTAATAGATCAATAAATACCAATTCAGGCTGTAATTTCCGAGAGAATCAATTCTAATCATTCCCAGACTTACATACGTTATTGCGGGAGTAGAAGTAGTATTCGAACTAGAAGAAGACATTTCTACATAGAATACCGAATTTTTCACAGAAATTACATTCAGATATCAAGAGTCAAAGACGCCCAGATATCTGAATTATCAAAACAATCACTCTTACACAATTTACATGAAGCGCACCAGGCCCGCGGCGAGTGCGGAGTTCACACCCTCACGGCCCGTCTCCACGTAGAACGTCAGGTAGCCCGTATCTACGCTGTTGATGTTGTTCGCATACGTGCCGCCATCCGCGTTAGCAACACCCGCCGTGATTGTGGAACTCGCACCCAAGGGCAGGATGCCCTTGATCTTGCGGAACGTGCGGCCGGCAGACACCTGCGTCTTGCCCATGTCGCGCACGATACGGCCCGAGGCGAAGAGAGTGGACGTTGCAAGAGGAAGCTGGGCCGCCTGCGCCACCGCGAAGCCGCCTACAGACCACGCGCCACCAGAGCCCGAGGGCAGCGCACCGCTCGCCGACGCGTTCGTCGCGCCCCACACCAGCAGCTTGGAGGGCAAGTTCGTATCAACTACGTAGAAATAACCGCCGCCGCTCTGCTCAAAACCCTTGCCAGCACTTGTCGCATTAAGATACGCCATTTTGTTATACCCTTTGTTTAGAAATTATTTTTGGGACGTTCAAAAACCATTCTGGATTTTTTCCGCAAAGTAGTAGAAATGAATAATGGACGTGTAAATTTATACCCCTCTCCTTCTGCCGGTGGAGAAGGGTCGGCTTTAAACTCTAAGGCCGGTGCCTCTACTGGATTTGTCCACCAGACTACCTCCGAAGTACAATTTCAGAATGATATGCTTCGTGGAAACTGGGAACAGAACGCGCTCAGCACCGGTTTCTTTTCCCAAGCAAACTTAACACGCATACAGACAACAATACGTCGCGCCGTATACGACCGTAGCAAAGAAAAAGGCTACATTATTGGCGATCAGTCGGTAGATGAATTGAAAATGATTATGCGTGGAATCTTTTACCAATATGCAAAAAATCTACCAAACAAGATACAAGACCAAATTCTTGAACTCAACGCACGCGTCGTAGAGTGGTCGGTGCCTCATATTCTTTCCGCCGTAGACCATTACATGTATTATTTGAAAGATATTGACACTCTGCCGGTGCCCATGGAACAGCCAGTTCTTATGAGCCGTGCCGGTTCTCGTAGTAAACCCCTGAATCCCTTCATGTAGGCTTTGCCACATTCTTCTTGATATACTTCTTCGGCTTTGCCGCGCAAGACGCTGCCTCCACACGAACCTTCGTCTGTAATTCCAACGCTGTCTCAAATTCCGCCAAGTCTCTGAGCCAGAGTTGCCCTGCCGTAGTCTCACGAAGTTCTGCTACCGACTTGCGAGCTACCAAAACTGCCTCTTCGGCATCCGCTACGGCCGAAGCCTTTACACGATCCATGCGTAACCGTAGAAGATAGTCCCAACCATCAATACCACCCTCCTTGCCCTTATAATCCGCCGACACCGGCAGAACATGCTTCCGCATTGCAGCCACAATCTCCTCATCAGAAGCCCTGCGCAACTCCAAACTCCCCTCTAACACAGCACGAATGAACCTCGCCTTTGCATCAGCAACAACCGCCTCCGCCTCCAAACGCTCCATCTCACACACTCTCCGCTTCTCATAATAAGCAAGACGAGGCTCATAGAAACCCTCCAGAATCTGACCCACCGTATCATAACGCTGGATCTTCATCTCCTTGTCAAACGCCACCATGTTGCTCGTACGCCAAGAAGAAGTCAAACGGAAACGCTTCTCAAAATCGTCAGGATGCGCCTTCATGTCCTCATACGCATCCTCGTCAAAGTAAAGAATAAACTTTACCTCCTCGTCCGTGTACAGGTCATCAAACCCCTTTAACACAGGCTTCCCATCATCCGTATAAGCATACTCCATCGCCTTCGGCACCTTCTGCATAGGCTGAACCGACGCAATCTCATCCAGAAAACCCTTGTAATCCTTTGTCCAGACACCTACAGGTAGCTCCGTAATCGTGATCGTCTTCTTCTCATCATCATACTTGAATATACCATGAGTAACCCAAGAACCCGTTCCTGTTGCCCCCTCCGTAATCAGCCCCTTGAATCCCTGCCACCACGGCTTCAGATTGATTCCACGTAGGCTCGTCATACGACCAAGAATACGATCAGTCAATACACGCACAATATCCTTCGGATTATACGGAGGAATATCCGTGCTAAATCCCGTGCCAATCCCCACACAACCGTTAATCAGTAGCATAGGCACACATGGAAGATAGAATTCCGGCTCAATTGTCATTCCATCATCATCCAGATGCTTGAGAATTCCTGCATCTTCCTTGCGAAAGATCTTGTCAGCAATTGCCTCCAGATACGTAAAGATGTATCGAGGCGACGCAGAGTCCTTCCCACCCATCAAACGAGAACCAAACTGCCCATTCGGCACAAGCACATTTACGTTATTACTTCCTACAAAGTTCTGGGCCATGCCAACAATTGTGCCACACAGACTAGCCTCGCCGTGGTGATACGCTGCATGCTCTGAGACATAGCCGGCCAATTGCGCCACCTTCACCTCGGTACGTAGGCCACGCTTGAAACAACCGTAGAGAATCTTACGCTGCGACGGCTTCAGACCATCCATAATGTGCGGCAAAGACCGAAGATTATCAGCGTTGCTGAAATGAATGAGCTCGTCATTAATGAAGCGCGTATACGGTACGTGCCCACCTGCACCAATATCAAGAATACGCTTCGCATCATAGCCACCTAGCCACTCCTTACGATCATCTGACCGCTTCTTGTGAAAAGCTAGTGACAGAGCATTATCCGTATGCTCATCCCAGTCATAATAAATCTCGGCCAGGCGCTCAAACCACTCACGCGCTTCCTGCTTCGTACTCGTGCCTAGACCCTTGTAATACTTGATAGTCCAACCGTGGCTACTACCACCCTGTGCAGGAGCCAAAAGCCAACGATCATACTCGCCCATGCTATAGAAACTCAACACCTCACTACGCCGCGTTGCCTTTAGCAAAGGAGTCGCCAAAGAACACAGGAAACCCATCCGCATCAACTCCGGCCATTCCGTGTGAAATAGATTCATCAACAATCCCTTGATGTGCGATCCGTCATGATCTTGGTCCGCCATCACCATCACACGACCATAACGAAGAGAGGTCTTGTCTTTGTACTTCTGGCCTTGGCGAAGACCTAGAATTGCCTTGATTGCTGTGAGTTCTTCATTCTTATTGAACTTTTCCTGTGAGATATCTTTTACGTTGAGAAGCTTGCCTCGTAGAGGAAATACACCGAAGCGCTCACGGCCTACAACGTTGAGACCCGTGATTGCTGACGTTGCTGCTGAATCACCTTCCGTGAGGATGAGAGTACACTCACCAGACCTACCTGAACCGGCCCAGAGAGCATCTTCTAGCTTAGGAAATCCGCGCAGAGTCTTGCGCTTTGTGCCATCGGTCTTCTTAGCATCCTTGGCGGACTTGGCCTCCATCGCCGCCTGCGCATCTTCAAGAAGGCCAAGCTTCATCAACCCTTCAACAAGCTTCCCCTCGGTCTTGAACTGACTGCCGAACTTGTTGGCTGGCGTTGTCAGAGTTTCTTTTGTCTGCGAGTCAAATGATGGATTCACGATGGTGGCGTTGACAAAGAAGACAACACAGTCGCGAATCTGACCAGGCTTGACAGGCACCTTCTTCTTTGCTGCGGCTTCGCAGAAATCGCTGAGAACAGAGCGAACAACTGCATCCACATGCTTGCCACCCTTGCGCGTATTAATACCATTCACAAAACTGATAGACCGCCCTGTCTCATCAGCACCAGAACCACCAGCACTATCTTCATCATACAGCGACCTCGTTAGAATACACGCAACTTCCCAACGAGGACCACAACTCTCCACAACAACTCCACCCGTCTCCGCACGCAGAAACAAACGGACAAACTTTTCGAATGTATTTGTCGGCACCGTCTCACCCTGCCATGATACCTTCACATCCTTCCCACACAAAGAAGCAAGTTCCCAAGTGCGCGTCTTCAGAACCGCAATCATGTCGTCGCAAGCAAAGCCCTGGAAACGTGAAAGATCAGGCTTGTAAGTGATACGTACAAAGCCCTTGCCGGCATCCTTACGAATCGAAGGCTTTTCGCACACAGACATGTGATCACGCCAGACTTGGGTATACTTTTGACCGACAGAAGGAGTCCGCACTTCTAGCTTGAACTCGTGAGAGAATACGTTGACGAGCTTCGCACCATAACCATTCTTACCACCCACAGTCTTCTCTTCCTCTTTGTTGTAGTTGCCACTCGTAAGCAGATGACCAAAGATTAGCTCAGGCACCCAGATCTTGTGCTCAGGATGCTGCTCAATAGGAATACCATCTCCATCGTTTTCAACGCTGATTGTTAGCCCATCACCTTCCTTCTCCACATGCACAGCGATGTGCTTAATCGGAGTCGCGCCCTTAGTAATTAGACTACGAACACGAGCATCCCGCGCATTCACCACAAGCTCGTCGAAGAGCTTGTAGAATCCAGGATTAAAAGGAATCTTACGATGCACCATCTTTTGGGACTCTCCATCAAGAACCCAACGCCACTCATCGTGTGTCTCTACGCTGCCGACATAAGTGTCAGGCAACTCCAAGATATGCTCACGATGAGAAAGCTTCTTATACGTCTCAGCAGCCATGGTATTCGGGACTAGACTACAAGGGGGGGGCCTTGAATCAATTTTTAACCAGAACACACTTCCGTAAGAAAAGTAAACAACCCCTCTTACACAAGTTTTTGAATCGCCTTTTAATTATTTACGGCTTTTACGAGCCTTCCGTGTCTTACGCGTCTTACGAGCACGGCGAGTACGGCGACGGCCGCCGAATCCAAACCAAGAATTTGATCTGCGAGAACTCTCGCCTGTCTCGGAAGAAGAAGAAGCAGAATTCGTCGGAGAAGACTCTGTTGAACCAAACCACGACGAGGAAGTAGCATTCGTAGTGCTCGAGTTATTATTCTTTTTCTTATTACCAAACCCAAACCACGATCCGGTATTTGACGTAGAATTCGTAGGAGCTGCAGAGTTTCCAGAGTTGGCCGTAGAGTTAGACTTGGAAAAAGAAGGAAGCCCTAAACGGTTTAGTAACTGATTCTGGCTGAGAGGGCTACTTGTCTTTCCCATCTTGTTTACATTCGGGCTCAAACGAGACGCATTAAATCCCGTATTCTTAAGAAAACTATTGTTTGAATTTTGGTTTCCACTCATTCTACTTAGTCTTTACAAAGAATCCATTCGGGAACCATTTGGGTCTTATCAACTTCATCTCGGAATGCATGAAGAAACTCTTCCAAATAAGAAAAATGAGTAGTATTCATATCGTGAATATTGATCGAACGCGCACAGGTATTCACAGGAAATTCACGCACACTCTCCTTTAACACAGCCACCCACGTATCATTAGAAACCTTCTTGCTTGTAAGAACTGTATTCTTAAAAGTATAGAAAGGTAAATCTTTCTCCTTGAAAATAAGTCCAAAAGCAAAATACATACTATAAATTATCTTTATCCATTTCTTTAGGCAAATCTGTCAGATTCTAAGAATTCTTGCCATCCCTCTCCTTCGGCTAAATCCCATTTCATATGTCTTTCTACCTTCAGAGTCGAGTTGCGATTCAAGAGTGTAATATCTACATGATACGGTACAAACTGTGTTAAATGGTGCATAATTCTTCTTACTTGATCTACGCTCAAAGTTCCGCATGTATACACGTCAAACTGTAGCAGAGCATTTGCCTGCGAGTTGTGTAAAATTTTCGTATCAGGACGAGACCAGAAATGAAAAGCAATATGACTTGTTTGAATCGGCGCGATTGCTGTTAAACCTTCATTATACTTTGGGTTAGAAACATAATACACGTGCGGAGTTGCTAAAAGTTCCATGCCGATATCGCGTATAATTTCTTGAATTAAGAGAATTGCTTTATCTTTTTCATCACGAGAAGGACAAGATCCAAGCTCACACCGAAGTAAAAGATGGTGGTGCTGTATTTTTTCCTTCTCTTTTGTCTTTGTCTTTGCTATGCGTCTTGTTTTTCTACGCATCTAGTAAATGGCTAGAAAGACTAGAAAGTTAAGAAAACAAAGAAAACAAAGGAAAACAAGAAAACAATCAGGCGGATACTATCCTTCTGTCTTTGAAGGCATACGAAATGCGAGTGTTCTATTTCCTGTAGTCATGAGACAAGCATATAATTTGTGGAATACGAGAAAGACGAAAAAAAATAAATGAAGTTGGACGCGGCCAATTGCTTAAAGATAGACTAACTCCGGCCATTAGATGAGCGCAGCCAAAGCGAATGCAAATGGAAATCTGTTTGAAATCCGAACTGTGCAAGCCGGCGCATTCCGTACGCTTGTAGAAGCTCTCAAGGAGATCCTTACTGAGGCAAATTTAGAGTTTGACCAGAATGGGATTAAGGTCATGTCGGTGGATGAGACTCACACGGTACTCGTTTATCTGCGTTTACATCACGACCGCTTTGAGAACTTTTATTGCCCTGCCAAGCACATTCTCGGAGTGAATATGATCTACTTTTTCAAGCTGATCAAGACTATGGGTAATAATGATTCTCTCACTCTGTATCTTCCTGCGTCCAATCCGAATAAGCTGGGAATTCGTATGGAGAACTCGGAAAAGTCCACGGTGACAAACTACTTTCTCAAACTCTTTGACACCAACGTTGATGAGATCCAGATTCCTAACCTTAACTTCTCCAACATTATTCACATGCCGTCTGTGGATCTGCAGAAAATCTGCCGTGATATGAATGCTCTAGGTGAAAAGCTGGATGTGGAGATCACTAGCAGCGGATCTGACCTGGTTTTCCGTTGTGAGGGCGACTTTGCTGAGCAGGAAACTATCATGTCTGAAAATAATACGACGATGAAGGTACAGAAGTCTGGAAGCGCGAGCGAGGTTGTGCAGGGTATTTTCCAGCTGAAGCACATGGTTCTCTTCACCAAGTGCACGAGTCTGTGTCCGTCGATTGAAATGTACCTCAAGAATGATTATCCTCTCATCTTGAACTACACAGTAGCCAATCTCGGCTCAGTAAAGCTGGTCCTAGCCCCCATCAAAAACAAGGACTCTAAATAAAAACTTCAAACTTTGGATAGAATTTCTCTAATCCGTCGCGAATTTCTGATATTATAGGACCGACATAACCAACTAACATAATTCTAAAAGGTTTGTGACCACCACTCTTATCCATATAGTATAAAAGTCCGTTAAAAGCCTTGAATTCTGTTTCATTCTCCTCATAATATTCTGGACTTATACAATCCTTACACAAACCAAGAAATTCTTTTACAGCTTCTTGCTTGAATAACTTTTCATAGATATACAAATTATCACCTTTGAATACAATAAGCTCATAAGGTTCTTTGTCCTCTTCCTCTCCACGGTGCGAAGCCATTCTACCAATCCTCTAACACAAATCCTCTAAATCTTCTTTTCCACATGGGGAACATATTTTACTTCATCATTCGGAATACGAGAATCAATGATATGTAGGCCGAGAGGATTATTAAATTTCTGACAATCACGATTCCAAATCTGGAGGATATTGAAATCGCGACGAGGAGTAATACGAACACAAGAGATAGAATCATCAGAATCTTTTACACACTTTCCTAGAACAGCAGCAATCATATAGCGCTGCATGATTTCATTCGCTAGAGCTCGATCTACACGCAGACTGTAGGAACCGCCGCGAATATTACGAGCATTCTCCATGAGTGGCGGAACTCCTTCAGGAGTAAAGAAGAACTTCCCACGAATCCAATCAGCGGGTTTTACCGCGGCAAATAGATGGGCCAGATCACGGAACGTTGCAACCTTTGTAACAACCTTGAATGTATCAAGATGCCAACGAGTTTCCTTTGCTGGATGGAAATACAATATCCATGCACCAGAGGGTAGGGGAGTATCTAACGATTGGGTCATCGTAGTAGCCGACATGAGGACCCGTTTCTAAAAGACTACATAACATTCAATTTTAGGCCACAGGAGCAGGCGTCTCAATGGATACTTGAGACACCGCCGTTGTCGATGTAGAAACAGCAACTTCAGGAACAACATACTTTTCAAATACATTCCAAGAAGTAAAGTCGCGCATGGCATCTAGGTCAGAAATCTTTATGCGATAATTCTTGCCTTCAATTGTATAGACATCAAGATAAAATGTCTTCATAGATTCTGCCGTAAATACCAAATTTTTCGCCAAACAGAATACAATAACAACTTCATAAAGGGAGGGACCACAATCGGGCCCAGCTTCCCATGATAGAGTATGGAAAAACGAACTCATATCATACCAAAGAATTCCATCAGAATTCGTGAGTGATGCAATAACTACGTCTCCAAACTTATAGGATACTTCACGATTACGAGAATAAAGAGAGAACGTTTTCGAACTCGGATTATATGTCATAGGATACATGTAGTAGTTACTAATTCTAAGATCATCTCTCAGAGCCCATGGTAGAGTATTTCTTTGAGAGAATAACCAAGTGCGCGGAGAATTTGCATCAATTACAGAATGAATACCCTGTTTCACAATCCCAAAGACTCTTTCAAAAACGGATGAAACCGTTTGAAACAGACTCAGTAGATAAATTTGTATACTTGACATTCTAACCTCCTAGAGACTTCTCAATTTAAGCCACTGGTATCTACTTACTTAGATTTAGGAGATGATGCTACTTTAGCAGCAGCCCACGCATTACAGTATGCTATTATACTCGGAGGCATTTGATTTGCGCCATAGGAAGCACAGTAAGTTGAGGCAATTTGGTAGGGGGTCTGGTTCGCTGCAGGAGCAGAAGCAGGCTTTACTACAGAACCAGAAATATCCACATTGCGAATACTTCCACCAATGTAGGCTGAAGGATAGTCAGTAGGAGGATGAGGAATTCCTCCGCGATATAAACCATTACAAGGACACGTATTATCGTGCTGTATTCCACAAGAATCTTTACTACTAAACAACCAATTCCATAATACTATAATGAATGAATTATTCGGAGCATCGTCGCAATCACAATCACATCCACAATCATTAAAATAATTTTCTTTTATAGGAACATCTAAAAACATAAATGTCATTATACTTATAAGAAATATTGACAAAAATATTACAGGCAGATAATTTTTCATTCTAATAATAATTTATTTTTTAATTGTAGGAGTTGTAGAGGGAGCTTTGCTTGTAAAAATAGAAACTACAGAATTAATCAAAGGAGATTGTTTTACTACGCTCGCGATTGTCACTGCAGGTCCAGAAACAATCTTTACAGAAGGAGGAGATGCAGAGACAGATGCAGGTCTCATTACAGAAGGAGGAGATGCAGAGACAGTTCTCATTACAGAAGGAGGAGATGCAGATGCAGTTCTCATTACAGAAGGAGGAGAGGCAGAGACAGATGCAGGTCTCATTACAGAAGGAGGAGAGGCAGAGACAGATGCAGGTCTTATTACAGAAGGAGGAGATGCTGATGCAGGTCTCATTACAGAAGGAGGAGATGCAGAGACAGATGCAGTTCTCATTACAGAAGGAGGAGATGCTGATGCAGAGGCAGGGGAATAGGGAAATAATGTTGCAGAAGGTGCTGGTGCATATACAGAAGAAACTTTCCCTGGTATAGATGCAGGAGCTTTCAGCGAGGGAGGAGTGCCCTTCCCTGCCATACTTGTAGAAGGTGCTGGTGCATATACAGAAGAAACTTTCGCTGGTATAGATGCTGGAGCTTTCAGCGAGGGAGGAGTGCCCTTCCCTGCCATACTTGTAGAAGGTGCTGGCGCGTATACAGAAGAAACTTTCCCTGGTATAGAT